CACAATCGTTATGGGGCAAGCTTGTAGTATGGGCAGTCTCCTTGCTTGTGCTGGTGCTCCTGGTAAACGTAAAATGCTCCCAAATGCAAGACACATGATCCATCAGCCTAGCGGCGGAGCACGTGGACAAGCTACAGACATGCAAATTCAAGTCGAAGAGATACTCAAAATGAAAAAGTCTCTAACTGAAATTTATGTTAAGCATAATAGTAGGGGAAAAACTTACGATCAGTTACTTGCTGATATGGAACGCGATAAATTTATGTCAGCAGAAGAAGCGTTAGAGTACGGATTAATTGACGAAATTGTAACTAAACGCACATAATATGCGTATTTAATTGGGGAGCCTAGTTAACTATAAATACAGTTACTAGGAGCTCCAATGATGTCAACTCGCAAGGATTTCAATTGGTCATTATTATCTCGCTATAATTTATACTCTATGCTTTATGAGCTTAGAAATAAAGTAGTTAATAAAAGCCTCCTTATAGAAGATTTACATTCAATATTAGCCAAGCACGTAAAATCTCATCTTCCAGTTAAAATAAGATTCGACAGAGATTTTAAAACAGCAGAAAACTATATCTATGTAGGAGGAATGTATCACTCCGATTATGATAAAAAAGGTTATACCAGACACATAGAAATAATTTTTAGTTATTATTTTTTACAAGAACGTTTAAAACTAACAAATTATAAATGGAAAAGAATTTGTCGAGTATTTTCAGATGTAGTGTTACACGAAATTATACACATGAGACAATTTCGTGCTAGAAATTTCAAATTGATTCCAATGTACTCTAGCAGTGCAGAAAAGGCTAAAGAAAGAAAGAATCAGCAATATTTAGGTGATAGAGATGAAATGGGGGCCTACGCCTTTAACATTGCGTGTGAATTGTGCGACAGATTCAAATATAATTTTAAAGAAATTGAGAAATATTTAGACACAGACAGTTACAAAAAACATAAAAGATCTGATTGGTTCAGATATATGAAAGCATTTAACCAAAACCATAATCACATTATTATACGCAGAATGAAGCGTAAAATTATCAATCAACTACCAAATGCTGCTTTAGGCAGACCATTCAAAACAAATAATCACTTGACTTACTAAACTGTTGACTGTATAATATTAATATTATTAACACCACAGAGACCATTATGACCGATAGTTGCGACAGTGTTATTCGTAGTTTGGAAATACACAATCTTCGTACTAACAAAGAACAGATTATCTTAGCACAAGCTCAAGCTGGTAATTCAGAATTTTTCGAAGGCTGTAAACTTGCTCTGGATCCTATGATTACATTCGGTCTCAAACAAATACCGGAAAAGAAAGATGAAGACGGCCCTGGTTTGAAATGGGATAGTTTTACTCTTGCTATTACCGGTTTTGTTTCTCGAAATGTTACTGGTAATACAGCAAGAGATATGATTACAGCTATGATGAAAAGTTCCACTAAGTCAGAGTGGAATGATTGGTATAGACGAATTCTTATAAAAGATTTACGGTGTAGTGTGAGCGAAAAAACTATTAATAAGGTTGTAGAAAAAGATTATGGACATTATTCTATTCCTGTGTTTAGTTGTCAGCTTAGTCATGATAGCGCCAACCATGAAGACAAAGTTCGAGGAAATAAAATCATCGAAGTTAAGCTCGACGGTGTTCGTGTTATTACTATTGCTTATCCTGATGGCAGGGTGGACCAATTTAGTCGTAATGGGAAAGAGCTAGTAAACTTTCCGCATATTAAAGAACAAATCTCGACGGTATTTAAGAAAATTAATCCAAAAGGTGCTATGGTACTGGATGGCGAAGTTATGTCTAGTAGCTTTCAAGATTTAATGAAACAAGTACATCGTAAAGAAAATGTGGAAGCAGGAGATGCTGTACTTAATCTTTTTGATATGCTTACACTAGACGAGTTCGAAGCTGGATTCTGTCCGATGAAACAACAAGATCGAAGTCTAGCATTATATGCTTGGCACTCACTTTATCCTCAAGACTTACCAAACGTTTCGATTGTTGGACAAGAATTAGTTAACTTAGATACCGATAAAGGTCAGAAGCGTTTTAAAGAAATTAACCAAGCTGCAATTGACGGCGGCTACGAAGGTATTATGATTAAGGATCCAGAGGCACCTTATGAATGTAAAAGAACTGCTAACTGGTTAAAATTGAAACCATTTATTGAAGTATCACTTACAGTTATAGGTGTAGAAGAAGGAACTGGTCGTAATGTTGGTAGGTTAGGTGCCTTAATATGCGAGGGTGAAGATGACGGAAAAACAATTTGTGTTAATGTGGGTAGTGGGTTTACCGATGCTAATCGCGATGATTTTTGGAATAGTCGTGATACAGTCAAAGGAAAAGTCGTGGAAATACGAGCCGACGCTGTTACTCAGAATCAAGACGGTAGTTACTCTTTGCGTTTTCCGAGGTTTCTCAATTTCAGAGGCTTTGCAGATGGCGAAAAAATATGATTTGCGTCGCAGCATGAACAAAGATATTGTCTACGGTTCCTTAATGGAGCTAAGTAGAAATAATAGAGTGTGGTATGAAAGTTCAGTTGGACCAGAATATAGTAGCTTGACCGAAGACGGTAAAAAGGCCATTATACATGTTGTAGAAGAAATGTTTAGGGGTCTACAAAGAATTCATGCAGAAGAAGTAAAAGAAGAAGCAAAAAAACAAATGTTAGATGAATTACAAAAATAATAGGAAAATTGTAAAATGACGAATCCATTTCGAGATCAAGAAAAGTTCATGAGAGCCTGCGATCAAACTGTGGGCGAATTTAATCAAGATCAATTTAACTTGTACGTTAAGTTAATCGACGAAGAGTTCAACGACGAACTTAAAGTTGCAGTAGACAATAACGATAGAGTTGAAACATTAGATGCACTAATCGATATATTAGTAGTTACGATTGGTGCCATCCATAGCATGGGCGCAGATGCAGAAGGCGCATGGAAAGAAGTCATGTCTACAAACTTTGCTAAAATTGATAAAGAGACTGGTAAAGTTCGTAAGCGTGAAGATGGTAAAGTATTAAAACCTCTCGGGTGGGTTGCACCCGATTTAAAACCATTTATTAAGGAGTAAGAAATGTTTGCAACAACCGCATATAGATCAGCAGAAGAAATTAACACTGCTATGGGTCGAGTGTATGGATATATGGCCTTGGCTACATTTATTAGTATGATTGTTAGCTATGCTGTAGGTAGCAATCCAGAACTTGTAAAATTCTTCTTTACAGGTTGGATGCATTGGGTAGTAATGTTAGCACCTATTGGAGCAGTTTTTCTTTTAGTTCCTTTTATTGGATCTAATCCTCCAAAACAATTATCAATCATGGCATTAGGAGCATTTTCTGGACTAATGGGTCTAAGTTTTGCTGTGATATTTGCAATATATACTATGGCAAGTATCTTCAATGCATTTATGGGGGCAGCAGTATTGTTTGGAGTAATGAGCGGTTATGGTTATTTTACCAAACAAAGTCTAGATAGTCTTGGAAAATATTTAATGATTGCTTTGATCGCAATAATTATTACTAGCCTAATTAACATCTTTATCGGTAGTAGTATGCTACAGATGATTATTAGTGCTGTGGCGATTTTGGTGTTTATGGGATTAACTGCTTACGATACACAACAGATTCGAGAAAACTTGATGTATGAAGATAGTAACGATTCCGTTGAAGTATTAGGTGCATTATCGTTGTACTTAGATTTTATTAATATTTTCCTAAGCCTACTTCAGCTGTTTGGAGATAAGAAGGATTAAAAATGAGAAACCATTATTGGACTTGTAGTAAATTTGCAGACTGGCTCCGCGGCACTCCTAAACTTGGTGTAGGCACTGGTGAAGAATGGAGAGATTGGAGGAAAAAAGCAAAACTTAAAAAGTTTCGATATTGGTTAGCTGAAGAAGGGTTAGACTATCTTCAAACTGTTTTTTACTACATTCCGGATAAAATTTATGCTTTCAAATATTATATCAACAATCGTTGGATCACTAAAACCCACGCTCTTACTGCTCATCCAAGCGACATTCCTCGCGGCGAGTGGCGTGATGTTGGCTGGCGTTTTCTTCCATGTTTGTTTAATGAACTTAGAGACTTTGTTGAGGTTGAACTAGCATGGTGGCATCTTGTTTGGGAAGGTGCAGAGGAACGTAAAAAATATAATGCTCCTTGGTGGAGATTCGGATGGTGGAATGTTCGTGTTTGGCGTTGCCCACAAGCAGGAT